AGTTCCGAAAGCTATATGATGACAGGCTGGATGAGAGAATCAGTATAAGGAATTTCGAGATGTTCTCTGCTGAGCTGCAGACTAAACAAAACAAACTTCAAAGCGATAGAGAAAATCTTGAGAGCAGCTTAATCAGTGTAAAAGATATTGAGCAAGAGTACCAGAGGTTCAGAGATTACATAGAGGATGCCATTAGTTTTGAACACTTGACACGCAGAAATATAGAGGACCTCATTGATGTGATAACAGTATACGAGAATAAAGAAACAAGACAAAAACGAATAGACATCAAATACAAGTTCCGATATCCAATAGAGGAACGATAATTTTTACCCCAAAAGACCCATAACCTGAAAGAAGCAACTGCGGCATGTATAGGATATTCTGCAGTAAAGCTTCTTAAGCATGATAAGGATGCAGTTATGATTGTGCTGCCTTCTGACCACTATATTCAGGATGAAGATGAGTTTATGCGTACGATTGAGCAAGGCCTGGATATAGCGCTTCATAAAAACTGCTTGGTAACCATGGGCATTAAGCCCACAAGACCGGAAACAGCTTACGGCTATATAGAAACAGGCAAGAAGGTCGAATGCCTGGAAAAAGCTGCAGTTTACAAGGTTAAGAGGTTTACCGAGAAACCTAATAAAGAAAAGGCGCAGGAATTTATAGAAAAGGGAACCTATCTTTGGAATAGCGGCATGTTTATATGGAAGGCCTCGGTGCTGTTAGAACAGTACCGAGAGTTTTTGCCGGATATGTATGAATGCCTAATGAATATAAGTGCTGCGGTTGATACAGCATGCGAAGCCGAGATAGTAGAGCAGGAATACATGAAAATTGATGGCATATCTATTGACTATGGTATATTGGAAAAATCCAACGATGTTTATGTAATGGAAACAAACTTTATGTGGGATGACATCGGTAGTTGGACTGCGCTAGAGAGATATCTTGAAAAGGATGAAAGTGGAAATTCTAAAAAGGGTATTGTAAAGACCCTAGACTCAAGAAACTGCATACTGTATGGGGGCAAAAGACTTATAGCGGCAGTCGGAGTTGAGGATTTGATTGTCGTAGAGACAGAGGATGTCATACTGGTATGTAAAAAGGATAGAGATCAGGATATCAAGCAGCTGCTCAAGATATTAGGATCAGAACCGGAAAATGAGATATATATATAAACAATAAAAGAATGAGGAATTTGCTCCTCATTCTTTTGATATTTGCTATATGTTATTCTAATGAAAAGAATAATTGATATTTCTGACTGATACGTTTAAAGCCGCATTTACTGTACATATCTTTAGCGGTATCGGAAGCATCTGTAACCAGATAAGCATCCTGTATTCCATTGGTATATAGATGTGCTAATAGATGCTTTAATACAGTCGAGCCAAAGCCTTTTCTTTGATATTGTTCAATAATATCAAAGTCCTCAATCTTAGCTATATTAGACAGCGTAAGTAATTCACAGTTTCCTATGGGCAAACCTTTATCATAACACACATATAAATCAAGAGCTTTATTTAGATCTCTATATACTTCAGCTTTTCTGGCAATTCTGCGTTTAGCAAATTCGCCCATGACTGGGATGTTTGCTTGCAAATCCACAGCGATGCCATCTCTTAAAATATCTTCGGTTGTGGCACACAGTACAAGCGCATCCTCTCGAGACTTTATCCTATTATAATTATCTGTTTCTATATGCATGTAATCCATTATGGTTACTCTTGATTCAGGCAGTGCGTTGATAACTTCAGGTTCTATTACAAAGTTGGTCTCTATCTGCAAAAACTTCTTGTTTGCAAACTTTCTGATCGTTATTTCATTACTAATTAACTCTATTAGCTTGTCTTGATTAGGCTTATCCTTTATAAAAGTATAATTGTAGCCATACATGTCAGGTAATCTGTCATCCCAAAATCTTATAATGCTTTGTTGTTCATCATATTCAGAAAAGCATTTCGCATATTCAATTTCGGTATTAAATATAGAATTCATAATTATATCCTCCGCTATTAAAGTATGATAATATTGTACCACTATTTACCATAAAACTTCATTATAAAATGCAAAAGCAGATAACTTTTTAGTTATCTGCCTGTTTATTTTAATATTACATCAACTCTTCGTAAACCTTAATAGTCTCAATAGCGGTCTTTTTCCATGAGAAATTGTATGCACGCCGGAGTCCCTTCTCAATCAAATCCCTTCGCAGGTCCATATCAGTCAGAACATTAAATATGTTTTCGGTTAGCAAATCGGTATTGCTAGGGTCTATTGTAATGGCTCCATCCTGCACGATCTCTGGAATGGAGGTTACATTGCTGGTGATGGTAGGCGTACCGCAGGTCATAGCTTCTAATGGCGGCAGCCCAAAGCCTTCATAAAAGGAAGGATATACGAAAACAGAAGCGCAATTGTAGAAGTAAGGCAGGTGCTCATAGGGTACAAAGCCAGCGAATACCGTTCTATCTCCGATGCCCAAGTCATCGATCTTCTTTTTTAATTCATAGTGATTATCCTTTGAGGCACCTAAAAGCATTAAATCATAATGTCCCGGCAGCTCGTTTACAAGCCTGTGAAAAGCTTCTATCAGACCATCAACATTTTTTCTGGGACTAAAACCTCCCAGATACAGTATATAGTCTCCCGTATAATTATATTTTTCCTTAAGGAACTGCCATGCCTTCTCCTTATCCATAAGCTTAAAACCACTGTCTGCTGCCAAGTGTGTAACCTTGATCTTTTCTGCAGGGGTATTAAAAAACCTGACAATATCCTGCTTGGAATACTCTGATACCGTGATGATTCGATCAGCAGACTCTATGATGAAAGGCATTTGCTCTACGAATCTGTCAAGATAGCTTTTACCGCAGGTTTCCGGCATGGTATATGGAATTAAGTCATGTATGGTGACTACATAAGGACAATGCTTACTCCGCGGCAGTCCCAGACCATTTTGCGGCAGATGAAAAACCTCAAAATCTCGACGGGATATAAGGGATGGAAGATAGCTTTCATCCCAAAATTTTTTGTTTTTTTCGCCAAACAGAGTAACACTTATGTTTGATTTATCCAGCATAAAATCATAGCCGTCGTTTGGCCAAAAAAAGGTATATGAATTGCTATTGTCAATTGATATAATATTTTCCATCAATCTTGCAGTGTAAGTCCCTATGCCGGTTGCTATCGGCACTAAAGTACAACTCTTTAGCTTTGCCGGTACCCCAGATGTTTATATCTATCTTGCCTTTTGTCCATACAACACTTTCAACAACCTTGTTAATCAGCTTTCGCTTTTCTTCAACTGTCGCATTCTCAATATCTTTTGCAAAGGTGATAATGCTTTCAGTAACTATATCAGCATTAATAGAAACGTTATTGATTACAAATAATTGATCATTGATTTTATTAAGCTCCTGTTGCAATGCATCAAGCTCTGTTTGATGCTTAGATATCTTCTGTTTGATATTGGACTTAGGGAGGTCGTTATCTGTCAACAGATCGATAAGTGCTGATATTCTATCATTTAGCTTGATTATTTCCTTATTGATTTGCTGCTTTTGCTTTTCCATCTCTACACTAGATACCTTTGCTTTATCTTTAAGCTCATTAATCTGTGCTTTGACTATTTCGGGATTATTAGCTATCTCAATTAGCTTCTCAACAACAATATTGTCTATAATTTCAGTTCGTATATTTGTATTCTCACAAGACTTCATGCCTTTTACAACTTTAGTCCTGCAGCGGTAATATGTGACCCTCTCATTAGATTGCCTTATTACTTTGCTACCTGACACTACATTCATATTCTTGCCACAGCAGCCGCATTTCAATATGCCGGCAGATAGAATCCCCTTCTGGGATGGCAAGTTACCTTCTAGTCGCCTATCTACTAAACCCTTCGATACTTCGGCAAATAGTTTGCCTGGTATTATGCCCTCATGAATACCTATGCTAATAATCCAATCCTCTTTTTCCTTCCAATAACTCTCGCCTACCTTATGACTGGATTTGTTATAGCACATAACACCTTTGCTTCCATCCCATTCCTCGCGTGATCCTACTAGATTTACCCCCAAGGTGGAGAAGTAATCATAGGCATCTTGGTCGGCACTACAAAAGACCGGATTGTGCAGTAACCTAGCTACAGTACTTAATCCCCACTTGCCATTATGTATTCCTGACACACGATTAGAGATAAGCTTCTCTGAAATTGTGCGTAAAGATTCTCCATCCTTTGCCCAGGTAAATATATGTTCTACAATTTTTGAGCGTTCTGGATCCTTGACTAAGAGAGTGGTATTTTTACCATCAACTTTTGTTTTCTCTACTAAGTAGCCAAAAGGAGGCCTGCCGCCGTTCCATTTACCCTTTTTAGCAAGGTCTAGCATATTATCCTTAACACGCTCAGAAATAGTCTCACGTTCAAGCTGTGCAAATACAGCAGTAATTAAAAGCATAGCTCTGCCCATTGGGGTAGTAGTATCAAAATTCTCAGATATAGATACAAATCCAATCCCCTTTTTATTCAGATCCTCAATAAAATTAATAATATCTATGACTCGTCTTGAAACACGATCCAGTCGATAAAATATTACATTCTGAATTTCGCCACGGTTTATAGCTCGAAGCATTTCCTGAAATTGCGGGCGGTTCATATCTTTTCCGGAATAATCTTCATCAGAGTAGACTTTGATTTCCCAACCTCTCATAGCAGCAAATGCGCTGCATCGATCTATTTGGTTTTGTATACTCTCGCCTTTATCAGTAAATACACTTTTACGCGCGTATATAGCTGCTAATTCCATAAGAACACCTCACTCTTTAAAATATTCGGACTCTCAAATTTCTTATGCATAGTAGATTTGAGAAGGATTAAAAAAAAGTTTGTAGAAAACATTATAATATATTTTCAAATATGTATTTTTAATAGCATTTTTTTTGTAAATCATGGTATAATATAATTATAAACAGAACACTTGTTCGCATCAAGATATTTGTTATTGTTTATGATAAGGAGGTTCTTTTATGAATAAAAAGGATTTAAAAGCTAAAGACTTATTGCTTACACTTTTATTTTTACCGGGAATTAACAATGAGTATAATGAGCCTATAGATGGAAGGACTAGAATTACAAAAATGTTCTATCTATTTGATAAAGAGATAGTTCAATATTTTAACAATTTTAATATTATCAATATGCCAGAGTTTTTTGCTTATAACTATGGACCTTTCTCAAAAGAATTATTAGATGATATTGGTTTTTTCAGCGCAATAGGATTTGTAAATGAGAAAACACTTGAACAGCCTATGTCAGAATCAGAAGCTGCTGAATATTGTTTTGATAAGTACGATGATATTGGATATGGAGAAGAATCAGAGAGTTGCGAAAAGGAGAATCCTTTAGAAGTAAGTTATTATCTTACCGAAAAGGGAATAGAATATGTTAAGGAAAACGTAATTAATAACTTTTCAGAGGATCAGATCGAATTACTTACTAAGTTTAAAAGCAAAATAAACGCACTTCCTCTTGATGCAATAATAGAATATGTTTATAAAAAGTATCCTGAAAGTGCAGAGAAATCAAAAATAAAAGATAAGTATTTGAAGAATTAAGGTGGTTTTTATGACAGAAACTGAAATGATGCTTGACTGCTATAACAAGTTGCAATCAAATGAATTATATAAAGAAATTGTATTAGAAGTACCATATCTTTCTAGGTGTATTGATATGGTACTTGTAGACCAAAATAACGAGATTTTGAGTATTGAGTTTAAATTAAAAGACTGGAGAAAGGCTATTGCGCAAGCAAAGGATCATAGGTTGGGAGCTGATAGAGCATATATATGCTTGCCAAAACCTTATAAGGAAGTATCAAAGCTATTAATACAGGAAGTTGAAAATCAAGGGATAGGCTTACTACTATATGATAATGAAAGTGAGTATCCATTTATAGAAGTAGTACCATCAAAGTCTTTGAATGATAGATGGCAACCATGGATCGATAGTCTGAAAAATAGAATTAATAGAATCTCTGAAAAAGTAGTTTTTGAGAGATAATACATTAATTTTTTAAAACCACCCATCATTCAATGCATTTTCAATGCCCTTGTAACAGAATTCAACCTTATGATTTTTAAAAAAGGAAATGTATCTTTTATAGGGTAAGTTTATTCTATAAAATGTTTCATTTTTGTCTGCAATGGGTTTAATATCTTTTAAAATAGAACGATATAACTTGGGGTTGTCCTTTTGGTGAAGGATAACCTTTATTTTTGCACTAGGTTTGATAGCTTTTTTTAATAAATATCTTAATTCAAAGTCTGCATCAGGGAATGAATATCCAATAAAAATTATTTCATCAGCCTCACATAAATCTAAATAAGCATTATGCCACACGTTTTTTAAATGTAGATTATTAAAAGCTTTTATAAAGGTTGGGGTTATAATAAGTCTTCTGAGCTTATATTCTCTGCTGGACGATTCGCAAAATTTACACTTCACTTCACCTTTGTTACTGTATTGTAGTGATATATTTCTAGCGTAGTCAGAATATAAACGACCACAATTACTGCAGACTAACCAATTTATTGAACCATGTAATTTCATCAGTTTAATATTATAATTACCTTTTGCTTTTATATGAATTGATGGAACTTCTGAATTAATATCGTAATTGTAACAACAGTAATCAGGAAAAATTTGTTTTTCAGGATGAATCAAGTTATTACTCTTACACTTATCGTAAATGTACTTATCTAATACTGTATCCCAGTTTAAAGTTATTAAAGAAAAGGTATCAGCTTCTAAGCCAGGTTTTAATCTTTTTCTTATTAGGAACTCTGCAATTTTATCATATAATTCAACATGGCTGGAAATATGTATAGAATTAGAAATTGAATATACTATACAGTAGTTTAAGCTTTCTTGAATATTGTCCATATCAGCTACCGAATACAGCGAAAAGTATTCTTTTGATAATGATGCTTTGTCAAGCAGTGTAAATACATCTTCAAGAGAAATATCAATGTCTTTAAGGTGAATATAAAATTGATTCCATTTTTCATTGAGTTCTATATTTGTGTTATCATATCTGTTAATATCGTAATCATATGAAACAAATTTATCTTTGAATCTCTGACGAAGCTGGATATCTCCAAAAGTCTGTATAATAAATTTTGTAAGTATACGTCTGCTTTTTTCAAAGAATTCATATTGACTTATTAACATAACAGAAAACTCATCAAAGGATTCAATAAAACCAAGGGGCATTGTAATAATTGGTTTTTGCAAAGTAAAAATGTTATTCAAGATATTTGATTGAATTGGTAGCTTCGCTGCTACTGACGCACCGGCACCAAATATATAAACCTTCTTTTTAACTGGTCTAGACATTATTTCAACCCCACTAGAGATTTTAAAACTGACGACCAATTACTTAAATAGTCAATTTGCTTAGACAATTCAGGTTCATGTGGAGCATAATCGCTATTAGTTTTTTCTAATCTGCTTATGAAATCATTTAGGCTTCTTTTTTCTACCTCTAAGAACTCTTTATGCTTGTTGTACTGATAATGTAATACGCAAATCTCTTTTGTATCTTGACTTGCATAGCTTCTTTTTTGTTTTACTCCATGTAGGGTAATGTCGTAGAACTCAGTATTTTCAAATAACGAGAAATTATTAATATCATCTTGAATAACTTCCATGCAAGTTGGGCAATGACAAATATTCTTCTTATACTCTCTTGCTCCATCAGATGGAGGCACAGAAAAATAGCCCAATGACCTTAATAGCGTACTGGCATCCTTATAATCAAGGCGATTATGTAAGGGATAATAGTAATACTTATTTGTAGGTATACCTCCTCCAACTGGAACTACAGCTCGACTCTCGCCATATTCAAGAGCATGTCCAACACCGCTCAATTCAAATCCAAGCTCGTTTTTAAATCCGGTTAATATAGTAGAGAAGAAACCACCATACAAATTATAAATTGGGATTTCATTTTGAGTAAATTTTTTAATAATTTCTACAAAGCTATTTAATTCTGAAATATTTGCATCATGGTCATCAAACTTATCAATCCATAATAATACACCACTTGGTTTAACCTTAGTATATTCATCTAAGATTTCATTTCTAAAGCTTTCATTAGTAAGGATTTCCTTTGAGACTACAAGCTGTGCATAGACTTCTTGATCATTTGCTATTGATTTTGTTAGCTTAATAAATTCACAATTTAGTGGCAACCATTTAAAATCAGTAGGTTTTGTAGTTAAGTAAAAATAGGGTGCTATTAAAAAACATGGTTTCAATTTACTTATATCAAGAGCGGCATTATTTATATAGTCCATAAATCCTTTTTTTTCTAATTCTGTAATAATAGTATTAAGCTGAAAATTAATAACGTTTTTACAGAATTCCAACTTTAATTCAGGTGTATTAAAATGTGAGGGTAATACACTTATTTCAGAATTAATATTTGATTGTATTGGTTCGCCATATGCTTCAATTAAGTTTTCAACAGATTTCTTTATTTTTATTTTCTTTTCTTTTTCACTATAGGAAGATATAGTACTTATGTCATGTTGAAATGCATGTGTAATAGGATCAATAAAGTAACCTTTCGAACGCTTGCTTTTTAATATATGCATCATAATAAAACCTGCAATAGCACCAGGTGTATATGCTAACATATTTCCGTTAAAAGCCAATAAATCAAATGAATTTTTAATTTGCTCAATATACTTCTGCTCTGCATTGGTTCCATATCTCAAAATATGTTTCATATTACTGCAATTATCCATAGCAACTCCCCCTCGTTACATTGTTATTATGTTTATAGCCATTACCATATAAGAGATTATTTTCCTTAAATAGGTGTAAAAATAGTCCCCTTTGGAGGACTATTGATAACAAATTATTATTCATATTATTTTTACTAACTAACCTAAGTTTTTTTTATATGAGATAGCACATCAAGATACTGTCTCAAGCTAACCGCATCAAGTCCTAATGAAATAGCCTTTTCTATGGTCTCATTCCATTCATTACTTAGACTCTCTTTATCATGTAGAAAGTCTCTATATGTAGACATAGTTGGAGCATCCTTTTGGACACTTACCAGGGTGCCAATAATCTTATGCACACCGTTAACTTTAATATCTGGATAACTTGGATTGGCAGCTCTTAATACAGGGGTGCCGTTTTCTTGACAGAAGAATTTAAGAGTAGCGGTCCATTCACCTTCATTGGCACCAGCAGCGACGATCTGTCCATGTTGAGCAGTGCTTGTCTGCTTCATAATAGCAATATCACCTTCATGTATGCCTACCCAGCTCATGCTGTCTCCTACAACCCTCAATGCAAAGTCTGCCTTTAAATCCGTGGGGACTTCTATTTGCCCATCCCAATTATCTTCCGCAAGTAATGGAAGTCCGGCACGGATAGTGCCAAGTATAGGAATATTGAATCTATTTTGTGTATCTTTAAATTTCTCATCTATATAACCTGCAACTACAAGCAATTTCATATAGTCCAGATTTAAATAATCAGATATTTTTTTTAAAATCTCCGGACTAGGATTTAATCTTTCTCCGGATTCAATTTTTGATATTTCTGTGTTGCTAATTCCTGTGTAAAGAGCAAGTTGCCTTTGTGAGTAATCTTTTTTATCTCTAGCTTCTTTAATTATTTCTCCCACAGTTTTCATTCACTCACCACCTATTTTAATATTATCAGTGATGTTACCAATTGGAAATATGTTTTAAAAAAATGTGTAAACGCATGTTGACAAATGGAAAGGCTTGGACTATACTGTAATTGAACGATGACACCAGTCAACAACAACTAGGAGGTGATAAGGTGCGTATTAATAAAGATTATATAATATTATTAATGCAGCAGTATGGATGGTCGCAGTCTGAGTTGGCAAGGAGAATGAACGTTTCTAGAGCTACAATAAGTCGTATATTTAATGACAGCAGAGGTTCGGGCAAAGAAGTGATTGCGGGATTATTGAAAGCTTTTCCTAATGAACCAATCGATAAATTATTTTTTTTATCTGATGTGTCAACCAATGATGACAAAGGCGGCGTGCAGACAAGTCAAGCAAGTTAGGGGGTGAGGGAAGATGGATTATAAGAAAGAGCTGGAAGAGCAAATTGAGACGCTTAAAACCAAACAAAAAGAACTCCAGTATAAGCCAGGGACAGCATCAGATATGTGCAAGATAGCAGAGACAATTATTCAACTTGTTGATAAAGCATCTGCCTATTTTGACTAGATGTAAAGGGGCTTCCGTTATTTAATCTTTAGTAGATACATTTAATGATTCAACAACATGATTATATATTGAATCAAAAATTCGGTGTATTTCATCTAATCTTTGCTCAGGGTTACCTTTAAACTCATACTTGTTAATTAAAGCTACTGTTATGTCTTTGGCTATTAAAGCTGATGTTTCCTTAAAATTGTTGTCTGACATTAAATCACGCTCCAAATACATTAAGCCCCTTTACATCAACATTTTACCATTTGTTAAGAAGGTGAGTAAATAAGCATAGTATCAGACAAACCGTGCACTGCATAGAATTCAATAAACGATAAAGGGGGTATATCATGAAATCCAGCCCAGTAATAAGCGTAACTGTGAATATAATACCAAAATACAGCGAAGATGAATGGAATAAGATATGGCTGGATTGGCATTATGAGGTACAGTCCAGAATGGAGAAAGATAAGTTAGATATACAAAAGAAGGAGAAGGCAGTGTAAGCCTTCTTTTATAGGGAAAAAGTAGGACATGCAGCCCAATAGTAATCTTGAGAGGAGGTGTAATATGAGCTATGTAGCTAAAACTGATAAGGTCCGACCTGTGGAGGAAGCTCCAAAGAAGAGAACAGGAATTCGGATACTTAAGGATGTTCCCTATGAAGTGCTGGCTGCTGAATGCAGAGTATGCCAACTTCTGAAATTCAATAAAGGTTCTTGTGGAGGCAGGAGGGGGCAAAATATTTGTCTCGCGTTCAAAGAAAGTCCTTCAGCAAAATTAAGAGAGAAAGCATTTCAATAACTTAAGGTGGGCAGGCGGCAGCTATCTACCGCCAATACATAATAGAACAGCATAGATATGAATACATTAAAATAGTTTGGGGTGGGAAGCCCAAAAGATTTGATTTATTTAATTTTATCAATAGTGGTAGTTATAAATAAATTCCCTTTTTATAACAATTTCATATAGATTTCAAGAACTTTATACAGAGGGGAGGTGTGGATAATGTGCATGGCTGATCGTATTAGAGAGGCAAGATTAAGCAATAATTTGTCTCAAGCTGAGCTGGCAAGGATGCTTCATATATCACAGCCAATGATTTCTGATATCGAAGCAGGCAAAAAACCTGCCCCAGCCGATATCGTCTCAAGAATACCTTTAGTGCTGGATGATGCAAAGGCGAAAGCTGAACTTTCTTATGAAACAGGCAGTGAGTTTTTTAATGTGCCGTTGCTTAAAAATGTGGATGACAATCCTAAGAATGTGCTTGAAGTGCTGACTACTGAAATGTTCGAAGCCGGCAAAGGCATTCAAACAATTAAGACTCTATTAACAAATAAAAAGCCAGGTAGCAGTTTAACTGATGAGCTAAGGGAGCAAATATATGAACAAGAAGAGCAAATTGCAGATTTATATGTAGCATTAAAGATGCATTTCACTAGCATGGATGAAGCATATGGCATAAAGCTCAAGGACATCGAGAAAAGAACCAATGCAAAGCTAAAGAGAAAGGGGTATGTGTAAAATGAGGACAAGCCGTATGTACCTGATTGTATTACTACTAGGATTACTACTTACACCTTATGCAGTTAAAGCAGCTTATATTCAGAGAGGGTATTTTGCAGTAGGTGGAGAGCTATTTGTACCATTTTTATTTGTCATATTATTAGCCCTGGGTAAAGAAATAAAGAGAGTGCTTCCAGAGCATAAAAAAAGCACACAAGACTGTGCGCAAACTAAAATTATATCGTTGAATTAAGTATAACAAAGTACATAAGTAAAATCAATAGGTAGAAGAGCTCTGCCTATTGATTTAAATTACCTTATTTTAAGGGAGTGAATGTATATGCTAGAAAAAGCGAGAAAAAAACTTCTCGATGAGATAGGAAAAGATAATGGATATAAGAAGATAATCGGTGATTTCCTGCTCCAACAGTTAGATGCAAATCCAGGATCAGCTGATATGATTCTTAAGGGTAACAAGTCAATTAAAGGTGCCATGGAAGCTATGAAAGCTGAGGCGCGGAAGATTCAAAAGGATGGCTGCGGGGTCCTGACTGATGATGAGGGTTTTGCAATTGTCCTTGAATACTTTGATATTCCAATGGCTAGGGTTACGAAACCTATACTGCAGGTGGTCAAACCCACAGTGGCTGAAACAACTAAATTCGATGTCAATCTGGAGGATCTGTTAAATGGATGAGAAGGTGAAAGCTTATATTCAACATTTCAATGATGGATACAGCCAAGAAATTATTGACTATGCTACTAATGTGATGCTTGAAGAAAGCAGATACGTATTTGTAACTACAATCAAGAAACAACAGTATGGCTATTGCACACACTGCTACAGCGAATTTAAAACCCATTTGAAGAAACCTACAGAAAGGCAGAAATCAGAAGTAGACCAGTGTGGGTGTCATGCAGCATATTACTACAATTCAGAATACGAGAAACAGAAACACGGACAGTCTATGGAGTGCCCAGTATGCAAGAGTAAATGTAAAGTACGTTACTCAGGACTTGGGCACAGTAGGCTCTTGGATAGCTCATACTTTGTCTACTATGAAAAATCAGTATTGGATCCAAAAATAATCGTAGCGAGAGGCTTTTTAGCTTGGAGAGATTATACTGCGGACTATAAAAATGTAAAAACCAATTTACATACTGATTACTATTACATTTTCGAGTATAGCAAGGGCGGAAAAATGATCAAATGGATTGACAGGTGGCAGGCTCCATCGGGATGGGGATTCACGAAGACGGTATATTCAAGGTTACACAACCAGGCACCAAGTACTGTGACCGGGTATTCAAAAGAGAGCATCAAGACAGCTGTTAAAGACACACCTTTTGCTTGGAGTGGCTGGGAGCTATGTGAATATGAAGACATGGTGAGATTCTTTGATTTCTATGCTAGGTATCCGGTTGTTGAGTATCTTAACAAGCTTGGCTACCGGAAGCTGATACTTAGCAGGCTTAAAGGTGATAACACTTTCAATACAATCAACTGGCGAGGCAAGACACTGTTAAAGGTATTCAAACTCACTGATGAAGAGTATCAGATGATTAAACAACAAAAGATTATACCGACCTTTTGGTTCCTGCACTTGATAAAACTAAATAAAGATAAGGGACTAGGGCTTAGCATCATTGAAGTAAAACAACTGTCTGAAATGATTTATGGTATTGGCGAAATAGACACCATTGGAAGTATGACATGTGAAAGCTTCACATTCAAAGATGCAATAAGGTATATATCAAAACAACTGAGAAATAGCAATCGCACATATTATGGAACCTCTAATGTCGTGAGGGATTGGATGGATTATAAACAGGAGTGTAAGAAACTTAACATTGATACAAGTGAAATGAGGATTCTTTACCCAAATAATCTACATTCTGCTCATCAGAATACAAGTGCCCAAATAAAATACGCAGAGGACCTCGCACTGACAGAAAAGATTAAGGAGAGGTTGCCTGATCTAAAAAAATTCTCTTTTAAATACAATGGTTTGTTCATTAGGGCAGCTGTGAGTTCACAAGAGTTAGTAAATGAGGGAAAAGCTCTAAATCATTGTGTAGGACGCTATAGCAAAGACTATGCGGATGGAAAGACCAATATCTTACTGATAAGGAAAGAGAGAGAGCCAGATACTCCATTCTACACATTGGAAGTGCGTGGAACCACAATATACCAAACTAGGGGACTTCGCAACTGCGTAGCCACAGATGAGGTACAAGCTTTCGTTGATGAGTTCGAAGCTGAAGTGCTACTCAAGAAAAAGAAATCAAAAGTTAAGGTGCCGGCATAACCGGAGAAAGGACAAAAGATGAGTGATTTAGTTATAAATAGAACCCCTGAACTGATAGCAGCTGAGATTAATAATATTAAGAATCAGACTAGGAAGATGGTTTTATATAACAGCATTGAAATAGGCCGTCGCCTAACCGAGGCAAAGCAACTTGTATCTCATGGCGAGTGGGGCGGTTGGTTAGAAGCTTCAGTGGACTACTCGCAAAGAACCGCCTCAAATCTAATGAGGATATTTGAAGAATATGGAGCTGATCAACTAACTCTTTTAGGGGATAATTCAAAATCGCAAGCGCTTGCCAATTTGAGCTATACGCAAGCAGTTGCATTGCTCGGAGTACCTGAAGAAGAGCGAGAAGAGTTCGTTGGAAAGCATGATATAGACAATATGAGCACCAGAGAGCTGCAGCAAGCCATAAAAGAAAGAGACGAGGCAGTTAAGAAGCTTAAGGATGCTATACAGACAGCGAAAGCTAAAGAAGATGAAGCTTCAAAGCTGCAGCAAGACCTTAAAAAAGAGCAAGAGCATTCAGTTGTTGAGATAACTCGACTTAGAAAATCCATAGAAGAACTGAAGGATAAAATCAAGGATGCTGAGGACTCAGGGAATGATGAAGAGATTGATGCCTTAAACGATTCACTTAAGAAAACAGAGGATGATTTGAATTGGGCAAACAGTAGGATCCTTGAACTTGAGAAGCAGCTCAAAGAAAAACCCATCGAAGCTACTGTAGCAACTATAGAAAAGGTACCAGAAGAAATTGAGAAAGAGCTTGAGGATTTAAGAAGAAAAGCTTTGGTTGGTGGAGCTGCTGAGAAATTTGCAATTTACTTTGATGAGCTGGTTAAGGACTTCCAGAAGCTACTCGGAGTATTGGCCGAAATCGCCGGCACAGACGAAGAGAGCTATAGCAAATATAAGAATGCTATCAATGCTTTGCTTAGTAAAATGGGAGAGAAAGTCCTGTAATGACTAAAATGCGAAGGAGTGAAATTGATGAATAAACCTCATTGCTACGGAAAAATGGATTGGGTATTAAAGTACTCAGAGGATGAAATACCAAGAACAAGTATTTGCTCTTGCAACTATACAAACAGTTGTTTAAGGATTACTAATAACAAAAGACAGGAAGTTAAATGCAACGAAGCTGAAAAAACTACCGAAAACAAATGTTTAGGGTATCAAATGTCAGAACATGATGATGAGCCAATAGAAAGATGCAAAGGGTGCAAAGACAATATTTTTTATGAAGAATAGTTACACATCACAAGATAGATATTCAATGAGATTGGAGGTTTTTGAATTGGACAAAGACTGTATATACTATCTTAGTCATCCATGCACAACTTTTGGAGATCCAGCTGCTAATAGATATGCAGCTGCTATATATGAACGTTGTTTAAGCGATATGCATCAAATCACTATGATAAATCCTATTGTTATAATTCCTGTTAACACAGAAGACTCTGTTGCAATGATAATGTGCAGGAAGATGTTTGACGTATGCGGTGCAATAATTATGTGTCCAAATTGGGACAAGTCCAAAGGCTGTAACGAAGAGTTTCAGTGGGCATTGCAGGATAACAAGCCAATATATATTTTGAATCAGGACTTAACTGTATTTCGATATGAGCTAGCAGGTTAAGAAATTTTATAGTAAGAGGGTGATACAAATTGCCTAATAGGATAATAAAAGAAAGCATCTGCATAAGCGAAGATATAGATGAATTGAGTCCTGAAGAAGAAGCTTTTTTTTATAGAATAATTGTGAATTGTGATGACTATGGAAGAATGGATGCAAGGACTCAAATTGTAAGAGCTAAGTGCTACCCTTTAAGGACAGATCGATTAAGTCTTGAAGTTATCGATAGTTGGCTGCTAGCACTTACAAAGAGATTAATTACTCTATATGAGGTTTGCGGAAAAAGATACCTTCAAGTAAATACCTGGGAAAGACATCAAAACATTAGGGCTAAAGAAAGCAAATTTCCGTCGATAGAAGAAGGTGATATTATAAACCTACATATGAATACGGATGAATACATATGTAATCATGTGCAATCAAATGTTCCCGTATCTCGTATCTCGTATCTCGATACTCGTAACTCGATACTCGATAATATGTCTGCACCTGTCGGTACAGACGATTGCGCAAAGGCCTCGGCTGAGAAACCCAATTCAAAGGGTGGAGCGCAGAATGGAGATTCTGGCAAAGGCAAGAATGAGTATACAGATGAGTTTGAGAAGTTTTGGAGCTACTATCCTCGTAAAACGGAGAAATCTGCTGCATTTAGCAAATGGAAGGCCAGGCTTAAGCAAAAGGTGTCAGCTGCGGATATGATAAAGGCTGCACAAAACTATGCTGAAAAGTGTAAGCTAGAGGGCGCAGAAGAAAGATTCATAAAGCATGCGAAAACTTTCTTGGGTGAGAATAAACCATTTGAAGAGTTTATAACGGGGACATCCATACAAAAGGCTGGTAAAGCATATCCTCTAGCAGGAAAAAGTAAGTCTAATGGATTTAATAATTTTACGCCAAGGGACTATGACCATAAAGACCTTGAAGAGAAGCTGCTAAAGAGGAGCAGTATCGAAAACCCAATGAGCGAGGAAGAATTTGAAAAGCTCATGGCAGATCGTAGAGCAAGAGCAGAACTTAACGTTCAATAGCAGAGGGGGAATGGAATTGGACAATGATAAAAAGCAGCTTAAACGAAAGATAGTTGAAAGAGCAGGGGAGCTGGTGGACTGCATAGAGAAAATTGGAAAGTCTGACTACTTTGAAATCAATATCCGGCATGTAAACGGAGAAATAATTTCAAAGACGGAGTTTTCAGAGAAAGAAAAAATTAAGTAGGGCTGACCGAAGAGCGGAGGCACTATCCTTGGGAGGGGTAGTGCCTTTTATTATTAGTAACTAGGAAATGAATACAAGAGAAGGGTGGGAGTCGCATGGATTTTGGGTCATTCAAAAATTTGGTTTTACAGAGGGAAATGCATGAAAGATATCTAGAGATAGCAGAAGAAAATTATAACTATTATAAGAAGCTGCTGCACAAGGATGCTCCACACGAAATAAGTAGTATCAGCTATGATGGCTTGCCAAGTGGGAACGGTAACGCTATGAGCTTAGATCGAATATATATGTATCTTCAGAAATATGAGAGTATGATTGAACATGAAACATGGACCATTGAGAACTTGAAAAAGCTGGAGAAGGAAATACTGGCAAAGGTGATGCAGTTGGATGGTATTGATCAAAAGGTAGTTTACCTTAGAGACATAAAGGGAATGAAGCTGCAGGAGATTGCTGATGAGTTGAAATATACACTGGATTATATAAAAGAAATTTCAAAGAGGAATAAAAACCCACTTTTTACCCACTGACAATATTGACAAACTAAATTAATCTATAAAATAGAAGTACAATAAAATTTAGCTCGGGCACATGCCCGGGCTTTTTAATTAGGTGATATTATGAGTAAAAAGCTTGAAGTAAAAAAGCAAAAACTAATTGATTCAGAGGTCCAGAAAGAACGGTCTGATCACAAATGTACAGGCTGCTGGTGCGGAAGATGGTTGGAATACAAGTATTTTTGTTTAGTGCCTTTTTGTATTAAAGAAGATCAAAAAAATTCAAGGTAGGTAGATTCAGATGGTAAAGAAGAGACCAGCTAATCCGATAAAAGATGAAAAGTTGATACTGGATATCCAGGATTATTTGAAATATAAAGATGAGAGAAATTTTGTTTTATTTGTCCTTGGGATATCAACTGGATATAGAGCTGGTGATCTTGTAATCCTGAAGTCAAGAGATATAAGAAAGGCTCTATCTGATGGCTATTTTGAAATTTTAGAAGGGAAAAAGATTCATAGCAAAAATATCCGGAAAGAAAATATTAAACCTAGAGTAGTAAAGATAATAGGAAATCTTGAGATAATATTAAAACGGTTTATTAAAGATAAAAAAGACTATGAATATATATTTCAATCAAGAAAAGGCTGCAACAAACATATAGAGGTCAGTAGAGTGAGCACTATATTAAGGGAAGCCGGGGAACAATTTGGTTTAAAAAATATAACAGCCCATTCTTTGAGAAAAACCTTTGCTTATCAGATCTATGTTGAAAGTAATTATGATATCACTGTTGTTAAAGAGATGCTTGGTCATAGCAGCATTGAAGAAACTAAAGCATATATAGGCCTCGATAGAGAAACCTACGACAAATATACAGATTCACTTAATAAGTTCATAAGAGCTTGAGTGAATCTTATTTTTTAGGCTCGAATGTTTTATTTTTTAACTATTGAACATTAACATATAAAAATTATCGTGCATATATAAGAAGAGATTTTTAAAAATGAATGTTTGATTCCCTATGAAAATGCAACATTCAAAAAGTAGTGGAAGAATCAACTCAAAGCATTGATATATTTAGCTTACAAGCACTTAGTGGTGAAAATTATAAAAAGAATATCAAAAACTGAAATTCTCAAACTGTCCTTTTTAAAGCGGATAAATGCCGAGAACAACTCAACTAAATTCATTTCAGTAAAGTTTATTGTATATTTTTATTAGAATTTATAGACAGTGAAAATGGACAGTTACATGTGGAGGAGAGGATATGGCTAAGGAAAGAAATCCAAACAGAGATAAAGCATTTGTTTTATACAAGGAGCATCATGGCAATATAACAATAATTAAAATAGCTGAGATGCTATCTGAAAAAGAAAGAAACGTTAGGTTCTGGAAAAGTGAAGATAAATGGGACGAGAACTATAACCCAAAAGGAGGAGCACCAAAGGGGAATCAGAATGCCGTTGGTAATAATGGTGGTGCTTCTGAGAGAAATCAAAATGCAAGAAAAGAAGGATGGTATTCAAAATATTATCCTACTGAGTCTAGAAACCTTATAAAAGAGGTTGAGGAAGCGGGAGGTTCTACCTTAGAAATACTTTGGGCTCAGATAATTACACAATGGGCTGCTATTATTAGAGCTCAAAAGATAATGTTTGTTAAAGATAAAGATGAAATGATTAAGGAACTTAAGAAGGAAAAAGAATATAGCAGTAAAGATGGCGGCGGATCAGAGACCGAATGGGAATTCCAGTTCGCTTGGGATAGACAAGCTACTTTTCTTAATTCTCAATCAAGGGCAATGGCGCAATTGACAAGCATGATTAAGCGCTATGAAGAAATGCTTGTTACAAATAGAGATTTAATTACAGAAGAACAACGGTTAAGAGTTCAAAAGCTTAAGACAGAATTAAAGAATCCGGAGCTTAAGCATAGAATTAAGCATGACAATGAAAAGCTTAAGCTTGAGAAGGAAAAATTCAAGCATCAAAAAGCAATGAACAAAGAAAAGATGTGGTGATGAGCATGGACAAGGTACATTTATTTTATTGTTCTAAACCTTGGAGGGACTTGTCATATAGACTAAAGATAGAAGCCAAGGGCAGATGCAGCAGGTGCGGAGAAGTAATTGAAGACTTTAGCCAGTTGATAGGGCATCACAAGATAGAACTTACTGAAGATAATGTAGATGATCCTAACATATCTCTTAACCCAATACACATTGAGATTATCTGTTTTAATTGTCACAACAAAGAGCATAGAAGGTTTGGCAATAAGCAGCATGTATATATTGTGTATGGCAGTCCACTTAGTGGAAAGAGTACTTTGGTTAGGGAACTCATGCAGCATGGAGATATAGTACTTGATATGGATGCGCTATGGCAGGCGGTTACATTTCAACCTGAGTATATCAAGCCAAAGAATGTACGCTTTAATGTGTTTAAGATTAGGGATGATATACTCGACCAGATAAAGACAAGGTATGGTCAATGGTATGATGCATATATCATAGGGGGTTATCCTGATAAGTATGAGCGTGAGAGATTGGCACAGTCCTTAGGAGCAGAGTTTATTTATTGTGAGAGTACTAAAGAAGAATGTATTAAAAGATTAGAGCAAAGCAATAAGCCGAAGCAATGGCTTGAATATATAAATGATTGGTGGGAAAAGTATAGCCCCCCTGGTCAGTGATATATAGCGATAGCGATTTACTGGGAGGGGTTATCTTTGTAACATACAGTAAAATTTTGACTTTTTGTTTCAGATTTTTGGAGAAAAATTAAAAGAGGGTGAGATGATGGCAAATGTTGACTTGTTAGCCGAGATTGAGAGGCTTAAAGCAGAATTTATTGGTGCAAGCGAAAATAAATTAAGAGCTTTAGATGCATTGATAGAGCAAGCAGCTTATGAAAGGTTATATTTACGTAGGCTGAATGAGCAGGCCTTAGCAACCGGATTGGTCAAAATACACCCTAAGAATCCTCAAATGCAAAAGGCTTTGCCTGTATCTAATGAGATTTCTAAACATTCAGCTTCACTGACAAATATAATGGATAAGCTAATAAAGCATTTATATACAGAAACGGATGATGATGATGACGGACTTGACGAATATGCATAGTTACTTAATTGAGTACTATAAGAAATGTAAATCTAAAGAAATCATCATAGGCAAAGAGTTAATGGCACAACTTGAAATACTTATGAATGACATGGATAGTTCTTCATATCGTTTTGATGTAACTGAAGCTCATAAGAGGATTAAGTTTATCGAGCATGAGTGTAAACATAGCATTTCACCTTTTGCCGGGGCTCCTTTTTTACTGGAGTTATGGCAAAAAGCATTTCTTGAAGCAAAGTACAGCTTTTATATGGAGATTGAGGGGAAGTGGCTAAGAAGATTTAACAGGACCTTATTATTAATTGGCAGAAAAAACGGAAAAACAACACTCTGCGCAGCTGACAGCTTAGCGGAGTTTTTTTGTGGGAATGTTGGTACCAATATCTTATGTGCCTCTAATGATTATGAGCAGGCAGGGCTTGTTTTTGATGAGATAAACAACATGAGGGAAGAAAGCCCAAAGCTTGAAAAGGTAAGCCGCAAAAATATTAAGGGCATATTCATGGGTAACCCTAAGCAAAAGAAGAAAAAGGGTAAGTTTAGCAAGCAAAATAAGGCTAAAATTAAAAAGCTTTCTGTTAAGACTGGTGCCAAAGAAGGCAAGAACGTAGATAAGGCGGTTATTGATGAAGTGCATGAGATGGAAGACAACAGTCTAGTAGCACCAATAGTTCAGTCCACTTCGACTAAAGATGAAGCAATGATTGATGAAATATCAACTGAGGGATTCACTCAAGATGGATATTTAGATGGGGAGCTTAAAGAAGCCAGATTAGCGCTAAAAGGAGAGTTGCATCGGCCAAGAACACTGTATTGGCTTTACACCCAGGATAGTGAAATTGAGATATGGCAAGACCGCAGCAGTTGGCCGAAGAGCAATCCTAATCTTGGAATAGCAAAGAAATGGCATTATCTTGATGGGTTAATTGAAGAAGCTAAGACCAACAGCGCAACCAGAGCATTCATGTTAGCAAAGGATTTTAACATAAAGCAATCCAATGCCCAGGCTTGGATGCAGCAAAGTGACATACTGAATACTGAAACCTTCGACCTTAAGGATTTTGTCGGAGGTTTTTATATTTCCGGTAATGACTTTGCAGAAACTACGGATTTGTGTGCATCAAGAATACTTCTTAAGAAGCCTAATGATAAAAAGACTTATTTATATTCAAGGTATTGGATCCCAGAAAGCAAATTAGAAAACGCTCCGGATGATGTAGACTATAGAGAATGGGAGAGCATGGGATTGCTTACAATTGTGCCAGGCAATGTAGTTACAAGCTCGTTGATAGCCGATTGGCATTTTTATTTGCTTACTGAATATGATTTAAAGCCTTTTAAAAGTGGATACGATAACAGATTTGCTAAGGATTTTCAAAATAAATATATAGAGTTGTTTGGAGAAAAGGTAGCTGTCAATATACCACAGGAAGCAAAGGTTCTAAATAATCCAATGAGAACATTAGAAGCAGATCTAAGAGATAAGACTGTAATTTATAATAATAATCCTATGGACTTCTGGTGCTTTTGCAATACAGGCATAAAACTTGATACCGTGGGCCGAATAATGCCTTGTAAAATGCATCCTAAAAAGAAGATTGACGGCACAGCTACTGCAGTTATTTGTTATGCAACTTTAGAATGGTTTAGATCAGAGTTTATGTCTCTGATTGGATAGGAGGTGAATGATGAGAATATTAGATTATCTTAAAAATGTACTACCCCAGAGCCAAGAGCGAAAATATAGGTCTTGGCTGATTGATGGCGCACCACTCTTTTCAAGTTTCGGAAAAGATATCTACCTTTCTGACTTCGTCAATAACGCCATCGATAGGGTAGCAAGTGAAATTAGTAAGATAGAATTAAAAAGCATAGTTCAGAATGGTGATGTGCTGAAAGTTCAAAACGATGACATTACAAGACTATTCAGATTTAAACCTAACCCTCTGCAAACAACAAGTGATTTTTTTGCAAACGTAGAATGGTTGCGGCGCAAACACTGTAATGCATTTATTTACCCACAGTATGTGAATATTATATTACCTGATGGAAGACAATTCAAAAAATATATTGCCTTCTATCCACTGAATCCAAGTTTTGTTTATATAGGTGAAAATGATGGCAAGGTGTGGGAGATAAGATTTGATTTTGAGGATGGGAGCAGCTACACATTACCTTACGCAGACTTGATTCATTTAAGGTGGCGCAGGGGAGCGAATACGATCATTGGCGGTGGTGATGATCGCGGTGAGGTCAATGATTACGATGTAATTCGTACCATTGATGCTTTGGACAAAACAATCCAAGGCTTACCGAAGAGTATAGAAGCATCCTTGCAAATTAAAGGAGTCTATAGCGCTAAGACACTAGCAGATCAAGCGAAACTGGGCAAAATGAGAGATGACTTTGAAAGCCATATAACAACAAGTAAAAGTGGTATGATTGCCACAGATTTAGCGGGTGAGTTTACACCGGTTAATATTAATGCTCCGGAAATATCTGATACAGCATTAAAATTTCTTAAGTCAGTTATTCAAGAACGCTATGGAGTTTCAGCTGCAATTCTCAGTGGTGATTATACCGGCAATCAACATAGCGCATTTTATCAAACTGCAATAGAAGACTTTATAGTGCAATTTGAACAGGCATTTACAGCTTGTATATTCACTCAGAGGGAGCAGGATGTAGGCCATAGGGGCAAATGCTATTACTCTAAGGTTAATTATATGGCAACTGCTGACAAAATGAACCTAGCAGGGCTTGCAAAGGAAACTGGAATAATGACACTTAATCAAATAAATGAAATGTTTGGCATTGAACCATTCCCAGATGGAAATAGGAGGCTGCAGAGTCTTAACTATGTGAATATCAAAGATATAGATGCTTACCAAAAGGGCAAGGCGGGAGTGAAGGAGGGAAAAGATGAGCAAGAATAAAGAATATGAACGTCGATTGATTGAAATTAGAGCTGTTGAAAATGATGAAGATAAAATGTTAGTGGAAGGTTATGCAATTATTTATGATCAACCGGCTACTCATCAATATGGTAGCAGGAAATTTACGGAGACAATAAAAAAAGGTGCGCTAGACAACACTGACATGAAAGATGTACCTATGAGGTATAACCATAATGATAATGTAATGATTATGGCCAGAACAAGAAATAAGTCATTGCAGCTTATAAAAGATGCTAAGGGGTTAAAGATACAAGCTGATCTATTAGATACACAAAGCAATAGAGATTTATACAAAGGGATACAGGAAGGTCTGATAGACAAAATGTCCTTTGCCTTTTCCGTTGCTGATGGCGGAGATACTTGGACCTTTGGAGAGAAAGAGACTACTAGAGATGTAAACAACATTGCGAAACTGTACGACGTATCGGTTGTGGACACGCCGTTTTACGATAGTACATCTATATATGCTCGTAGCCTTGAATTGCTGGATAGCGAAGAGAAGCGGCTGGAAAGCTTACACGAGTTAGAATTACTAAAACTAAAAGCAAAAATTAAGGGGGAAATGTAAATTGAAAAAGAAATTAATGGACCTGTTAGCAAAGAAAAATGAGAGAAAGGCAGCTATAAACACGCAAGCTCAAGCATCTAGCGATGTTGCAGAGCTAAGAAACTTGAATGCAGAACTTGATGGGCTTAATGTGGAGATTAGAAGTCTTGAAGAAATGATTGCTGCTCTTCCTGATGAGGAAGAAAAGCCAAATGAAAGAACAGCAGCAGTTAACGGACAAATCCCAGGGGTAGTAGTGGCAAGTGCCAAAGGTCAAGAGCAACGTAAAGCTGCGGATGAAATAGAAACCCGCATTGAAGCAGTTGCCACAGATTTGAGAAGCGGCAAAGAAGTAGCTATTTCAGCTGATATTCAAGAATACCTTGAAAAGCGTGCAGTTACCACTGCCAATATTATGTTGGAAAATAAATACAAGAGAGAAGTAGCGGAAAACTTTAATGAGGTAGCACAGACAATTGACTTAGTTGATGCTTTCCCGCTTGATGGCGGAAGTGCTTATGATGTTTCTTTCCAAATTACTGATGGCGATGCAGATTATGCTGTTGAAGGAGAAACATATACAAACGATGAGGGTACATTTGGAACTGCAAGCACTGGCAGAGCAAAGATTACCAATAGTGCAATTGTAAATGAGGAAGTTGTGGAGCTTCCGAATGCTGACTATCTTACTAGAATTGTAAACAGCGTAAGAAAGTCAATTCGTAAGAAGGCAAGCAATCAAATCATTGCTGGATTAGGAGGGACCAATCAGCTAAAAGGTATTTACAATGCTCCAGCAATATTAATACCTGACACTTATAAGGTTGAAGTATCTGAGATTAACGGAGAGACTTTAAGAAAGATAGTGTTTGCGTATGGTGGAGATGAAGATATCGAAAGCCCTGCAACTTTGTTCTTGAGCAAGCTTGATTTAGCTGCATTTGCTGCAGTCAAAGCAACAGATGGCAGACCTTACTACAGCATAACCTACAATGGAGCAAACGGTACTATTGAAGAAGTTGGCGGAGGATTAAGAGTTCCATACAGCATTAATAGTGCTTGTAATGCTCTATCAAATGTTGCTACAGTTGTAGGAACAAAGACTATGGTTTATGGTTCCCCAACGAACTATGAATTGCCATTATTCTCTCCTTTGACAATAAAAAGGTCAGACGAGAGATACATCGACCAAGGCAAGATTGGTTTCTTTGGCAAGACTATCGCTGGAGGAATAGTAAACAAATACAAAGGCTTCATTCCTATAGTTAAAATAGCAGCAGTATAGGAGGCTGAATTATGAAAGCAAAAGTAATTAAGCGGTTTGAAGATAAATACACCAAAGCCATTCATGTAGAGGGTGAGGATATAACAATATCAAATGAGAGGTTCGAGGAAATTAACTCGACCTCTCTAGGTATTTTCCTTGAACCTATCGAAGATGAAGAAGAAAAACTTGCTAAAGAAAAGGCAGAAAAACAAAAGGAAGCTGAGGCAAAACTAAAGGCAGAACTTTATGCTAGAGTAGAAAAATTACAACTTGAACTGCCTGATGGGCTAACAATAAAGCAAGTGCAAGAAGCAGTTGAAGAGGCTGAGGCTAAGGCAAGAGTGCTTGCTGAAAAAGAAGCAGAGGAAGCGAAGGCCAAAGCTAAAGAAGAAGCGAGGGTTAAGTCCGAGGAAGATAAAAAGAAAAAGTTAGAAGAGTAGGTGATGGAGTATGGCACTAATTGATGATGTAAAACCACGACTCGGAATATACTACTCCGATGTCAAAAAAGACAAAGAAGTCCAGGACATGATTAATGGTGCTACTCTATATTTCAAAGGTGCGGGGTGGGATATTTCCACCCCTGATGCCTTAGCTATAGAGGCAGTCACACTCTATTGCAAAATGGCTCAGTCAACAGACCCAGCACAACTAATCAATCATCCTGTGCTTTTGTCTTTCATTGCACAAGGAAGGGTGGTGGTATCGGATGAAATTTAACCCGAATACACCTATTATGTTGTATGCCAAAGAAAGCGGCGCATATGTGCCTGGTCAAGGTCAAACAAATACATGGGCTTTGGTAGAAAGCATAACCAAACCTGAAACAGAAGAAATGCCTGCAGAAAAAGCAAGCGTTTTTTATTGTGAATGGAAAGGCAGCTTTGGAGACAGGGCAATATCTGCAGAGGCCATAGGTGTAAAAGACTCAGCGACTATAAGAACATTTTATAATCCCACAGTTTATGAAAAGCTTAAGACTGTACAAGTAGTAATTGTGAAAAATGCTGATTCTACCGCCATTGTAGATGGAGAACCAAACAAGAATAATCCCAATGTTTATGAACTCTGGGGCTGCGTGGACAACGTGCTGGAGGAAAATCAGTTTATGGAATTTAGGGTTAGGAGGTATGAAGGACTATGATAAAAGACTTATTACAGAATACCCTTGATACAGTCCTACATCCTAAAGGAATTCACGTTCATGATCAAAGAAAATCAGGACCAGAAGCACACGAATATGTAGTATATTCATCTGCAGGGGATAGCTCACAAGAGTTTGCAGACGATATAGTACTCACTAAAAATGCCAGCTTAACCGTTAGGTATTATTACAGATCAAGTAAACTTGACAATTATACCACCAGAAAAAAGGTCAGAGAAATTGAGGATATCATTGAGAATGCTCTAATTGACGCAGGATTTGAAATACCTCCGGGAAGATTTGATGCTGGGGATGTTGATGATATTGGATATTGTGTTACCGTGTTTGAATGTGAGTACTGGAGGGGTGTATAATGGCAGGCATAAAAATTGATGATTTAGAGGGTGCCATTGCAGACATATTGAGAGGTTACGGCGATGTAGTTTACCAAGCAACTGAAGAAGGGCTTGATGCAGCTCAAAAGGTTTTAATTAAGAACCTTAAAGCAGCAAGTCCTAAAGGAATAAGCAAGCAGTTTGCAAAGTCTTGGAAGAGCAAAAAGAAATATAAATTAAAGAGATATGTTGGAAATACAAAAATGGTACCAGGCAAAAAAGGTGATATACCTTTATCAAACATATTAGAATACAGCTCAAATTCACCGCACCAAGGGCTTATAAAAAGAACTTATGAAAAAAGTATAAATGAAATGGCAGCCGCGGTGGTGGCTGAAATAAAAGGAGTGAAATAGATGCCGAAAAATAAAGTTAAATTTGGTCTGAAAAATGCTCATTATGCTGTTATAACAGAGCTTAATGGAGTTGTAACTTATGGCACACCTAAACCAATACCCGGTGCTGTCAATTTAGTTCAAAATCCTGTAGGAGATCCAGTATTATTCCATGCAGATGATATAGAGTATTTCAACGAGGATACAAACAATGGATATGATGGATCCTTAGAAATGGCATTGATACCGGATGATTTCAGGGTGGATGTGTTTGGCGATGAAATAGATGCCAACGGAGCACTTATTGAAAATGCTGACGCTAAACCAAATAAAATTGCCTTAATGTATGAGTTTACAGGAGATGTAAACAAGATAAGACATGTCAACTACAATGTAAAAGTTTCTAGGCCGAATATAGATGGGTCAACCAAGACAAATACCAAAGAGCCAAAAACGGAAACAATGAATATTGCGGTAAGACCTGCAGTGGACACCAGCAATGTAAAAGCTAAATTAGAACAAGATAAAACAGGATATGATACCTTCTTTACAGCGGTATATCTGAAGAATGCAGTAAATAACTCCGTAGCCGTATCAACTGCAACATTTAGCCTAGCAGCTCCAGCAAATGTTACTATTGATGCAACAAGTACTGATGCCACTAATACAATCAAGGATGTTAAGCTTGATGGAGTATCCATTGGCGGTGCAAATATGTCATACATTGGCGTTGATGCAACAATCCTTAGCGCATATCTATCTACTCTTGATATTGGAACTTATACAATTACTGTTGAGTTTGTCAAGGGCAATGCAATAACTGTAACTCTAACTGTAACAGCTTAGGAGTGAATTAGATGGAAAAAGTATTAAATATTGATTGTAGAAATGTAAAATTCAAGTCTACTGGTGCTTTTTTACTAAGGTATAAAGCGCAATTTCACAGGGATGCATTGCAAGATATTTATAGGCTGCAAGGTGCAGTAGATGAGAACAATAAGATCACTAACATCGAAGCACTTGACCTAGAAGTGTTTTATAACTTGATTTGGACACTTGCAAAGGCGGCAGACCCATTGATACCACCTCCAGTTGAATGGCTAGATACTTTTAGCGAATTTCCGTTGATGGATATCATACCAGAATTAACAGATATGATGTTCAACTGCTTGACTTCAACGGTACAGAGTAAAAAAAAAGTATAGAGAATAATGATGAAGAGACCTCTCTCGAGCTAACAACAGAAATATTGATGTTGAGAGCTATCGAGAGAGGTCTCTGTTTGAATGATTTTGAAAACATGACTCCTGGAATGATTATTGGGTTTATTATCACTTATAACAATGAGCATCTAGCTGATGATGAAAAAGAAGACGATGTGAGAATGGCGACTCAATCAGACTTCGACAGATTCTGATAGGGAGGTGAAGGCATGGCAAGTATTAAAGGCATTACTATAGAAATTGGCGGCAATACGCAGCCTTTAAATAAGGCTTTAGAAGGTGTAAATAAAAAGTCCAAGGATTTACAGTCTGAGCTTAAGCAAGTTGATAGACTATTAAAGCTAGATCCATCCAATACAACCTTAATTGAACAAAAGCAAAAACTCCTAGCTGAGGCAATTGGAAATACAAAGAGCAAATTAGACACCTTAAAGGAAACAGAGAAGCAAATATATCTGCAATTGAAGGAAGAAGGCAAAGGCAGTGAAGAACAATACAGGCTCATCCAAAGAGAAGTAATAGCTACTACGCAGAATTTAGAGAGCTTAGAGAACCAAGCAAAAAAATCGAATGCAGTTTTATCCAAGGACGAAGCTGTAGGAAATCTTAAGAATATAGCAGTAGCAGCAGGAACTGCAGCTTTAGCAGTTGGAGCGGCATTTGTTGGATTGGCAGCAGAAGCAGTCAATAGCGCTGATGAACTACAAAGACAGGCTGATGTAACAGGACTAACAGCTGAAAGATTGCAAGAACTGCAATATGCAGGTAATAATTTAGGGGTAGAGCTTGAAACGATAACAGGAGCTCAAGCAAAGCTAACAAAAGCAATGTATGAAGCTCAAGATGGTACCGGTACACAAGCTGATGCATTTAAAGCATTAGGCATTTCTGTTGTTGATAGTAATGGTCAAATGAGAGATGCTAAAGCAGTTATGGAAGAAGCTTTTACAGCTCTCAATAACGTAGGGAATGAAACCGAACGCGACGCTTTATCAATGCAAATATTCGGTAGATCTGCTATGGATATGAATCCTCTTATTAAAGCTGGTGGAGATGAGCTTGCGAGACTCTCTGAAGAAGCTAGAAATAACGGAGCAGTAATGTCTGATGAAGCCGTTGCAGGATTAGATGCTTTTGGAGATACAATAGATAATTTGAAATCATCCGTATTAGGTTCGTTTGGGGAAAAGTTTGCCGAGGTACTTCCTCAAATACAAGAATTTCTTGAAAAGTTAAAAGAATTACCTGAATGGATAGAAAACAATTCAACACTGCTGACAGTGCTAGGTGTAGTGATAGGAACAATTATAACCTTAATGATAGCTTTCAATATACAGCAAGCCCTTATGGCTGCTGAAATGACATTGTGGAGTGCCATAGCTGCAGGTGCAACTGCAGTAACAACGGCTTTGGGTACGGCCTTTGCATTTTTAACAAGCCCAATTGGACTTATTATTTTGGCAATTGGGGCAGTAATCGCTGCAGGAGTACTTTTATATAAAAATTGGGACACCGTTAAAGAAAAGCTTGGTGCGCTTGGATCTGCGATTAGTCAAAAGTTTAATGAAATAAAAACAGGTATTACAGATAAAATTAATGCAGCAAAGGATGCAATACGAATTGCTATAGATAAAATAAAAGATTTCTTTAAATTCAAATGGGAGTTACCAAAGATCAAGCTGCCACACTTCGATGTAACTGGCAAGTTTAGTTTGAATCCACCACAAATACCGAAATTCAATATTGATTGGTACGACAAAGGGGGAGTATTTAGATCACCTGGCATTATTGGTATAGCTGAAAAAAGACCTGAATTTGTTGGTGCATTAGATGATCTAAGAAAAATTGTAAGAGAAGAGTTTAATAACAGTAATGGACAATCATCGGCGCAGGATATATATGTGACTATGCCTGTATATTTAGAAGGTAAAGAGATTGCTAGAAGCACAAGTAGAATTCAAGCTCAGAATAACAGAAGCAAATCAAGGGCGTTAGGAGTGGTGCCAGTATGATAGGTAGCTTTGAGTATAAAGGCACAGCAAGCATGATATTTAAGCTTGTCTGCATGTCCATAAAACGCCCCATGCTCGCTGCTATACGTCCTAAATCGAAAGAAATATACGGCAAGTCAGGCATAATTGACTATGGCGAAAATGATTACTCTCCAAAGCCTATAATAATGCATATTGCCTATAAAGGTGAAAGCTATGCAGAATTGAGAAGGAGAGCAAGAGAAATAGCGGCATGGCTAAGCTCAGAACAGTGGGAAAAACTTATCATAAATGATGAGCCTGATAAATACTATCTGGCTAGAGTTATTGGTGGAGTAGATTTAGACACTTTCAAAAAAACTGGTCAGGCAGATATCACCTTTGAATGCCAGCCCTTTGCATATATGGTTATAGACACTGATGCTGATCTAACTTGGGGAGAAGCCAATTTTCCTTGGGGGACGGATATACCATGGGGAATGAGTAATGCTTACACATTTTCAGCCACGGCAAATACATCCTTTGAATTTGAGAATCCTGGTACTAAAGAAATAGACAATAGCAGTCCACAAGGCAGCAAGTTTAATGTAGTTATAACAGGTACATGGACAACCCTTTCAATATCGCTTAACGGTAAGACATTAGGATATGTTGGTGCAGGTACAGGAACCTTAGTGATTAATAATATCGATATGGAAGCCACCTTGGATGGCCTTAATGATCTTGATAATATAGATGGGGACATAGATAGCTTCCTCAGTATTATACCCGGGCAGAACTCAATCAATGTAAGCGGTACCGGGCTAAATATAACAGTTCAAATAGTATTTGCTCCTATGTGGTTATAAGGCAGGTGATAGACTTGTGATAAAGATATTAAATAGTGCTTTTAAAAGGCTTGTAATACTCAAGAAGGCAGAAAATCCAGTTCGCTCTGAAGAAATAAATGGAGAGAATACGCTTAATTTTAGTACTGAGTTAACTGAAAAATTAGCTCAAAATGTTGATGAAAACAGCATAATTGAGCTAGAAAATGACTATTTTGACATAGCTTATTACTTAAAAGGACAGGCAGAGAACGGTTTATTATCGATGGATATACAAGCAGAACATGTGAGCTATAGATTGAATAATCCAGAGTATGACATGGAATACTTTACAGCTACCGGTACACCAGAAACTATATTAGCACAGATGCTTGTTGGTACAGAATTCGCTGTAGGCACAGTAGAATTCACTAAAAATACAACATATTCAGCACAAGAAGCAAAGAGCAGACGGCAAATCCTCATGGAGTTCATTGCACAGCTGGGTGGAGAAGCTGATTTTAACAAGTTTGAAATATCCATTGTTGCACATCGAGGTAACACTACACGTAAGTTGTTGACCAAGGGTAAAAACATCAAGGTTGTCAGCAAGGTATATGACAAGAGACAAGCAGATGAGGCTGGAAATGCATTAGTGGCTTATGCCTGTGAGCCTATTCAATTAGAAAATACGAAATTTGCATTAGGTGATGAAGCACTACTCATACAAAAGGATCTAGGCATACAACAACAGTTGAGAATAGTTAAAATTAGTTACAACCCATACAACAACCTAGAAGCAAGCATAGAGCTTGCTAATTTTATTGATACGATAGAAACCCAAATGTATCGTATGGAAACGAAAACAGTCATCAAAGACAAATTGTATTACGGATCCAGGATAGGTCCTGAATTTGGATTTGAGTGCGTAAGGTCAGATAAACTGGCCAGAAGTATTTACAATGCAGATACTATAGCTATGCAAGCTGGAGACGGGTTAGGCAGCTATGTAGATAAGCTGTATTTTAATCCATTAGAAGGCGAGTTTGTATTTGACGGCACAATATATGCAGCCAGTGGAGTATTCTCCGGGGATGTAACAGCAGCGACTATTACCGGGGGTTCAATTATGGGTAGTACAATAGACATTGGAGAGGACGGATCTGGCGGTTACAACTTTAGTGTTGATGTTGCAGGACATATGAATGCTAAAACTGGAACCTTTGGCGGAACAATAGAAACTGTTGAAAATGCAAGAGTAGGCAATAATCTTTACTTAGGCGATACGAATAACACTGGTAAGGCTATTGTTTTTAGTGCAAGTGCCAGTATAAGCAATCCATACGGCACAGATGCTGTATTGCTTTCAGCTCTTGGCAATATTGAATTTGAAACTCCATATGATGTGGATTTTTCATCGGTAAATGTAGTAGGCTTAGGAAACTCAGGGTATGTAAAGCAATCCGCTATAAACGCGGCAATAGCAGATCACATAGCTGCTTATCATGTATAAAGATAAAGGAGGATTCACATGGCAATTCAAAAGACTTTAAAGAAAAATTTCAAAACCACTGAAAATGGTGGTGTGATAATAACAGAGACGGTGGAAAAGCAACTTTCGAAAGAAGAGCTCATGGCAGAAAAACAAAGATATTTTGCACAACAACAGCAGATCGTAAGGCAGAGCACCCAACTAAAGGCTCAATATGATTTATTGAATGCAAACATACAAGAAATTGACGAGATGATAGCTGCAATACCCGAAACTTCATTATAGGCGTTAAGTGATTAGTAAAGTATATATTAATTTACTTAATTATAAATATTTACAATAATTTAATAAAAGTGTTATATAATGGTATTTGTGGAATATAATTATAGGTTGGAGGTTTTGTTATGTTTTATAAGTATAATAAACTTGCAGTACGAATTGCTATTTTTATATTAGCATTTTCTATTATCTCTGTAGGTGCCATTGGTAACACGGAAGAGGTGACTAGAATGAATAACAAGTATTGCAACCTTGATGTGAACAAAAACATAAGTGAAGAATACATAAAAATAAATGATGGCTTTGGTAAGGTAGAAGCTGATATAAATGCGACTAACAACAGAGTGAATGAAATTATCACCACGCCAGTAGATGGTACTATAGCAGCTCAGGAGATTATTGATGCTAGGGGTGGAGAAGCTACTCTTGGTCTTAGACTAGATGGTAATGCGCAAGATATATCGGATATTAATGCAAATTTGACTGAATATGCTAAAAAGATAAAGTACATGAATCAAGCTGATTACGTTGAACTAATAAAAAAGCATACTAATTATAATCGATTAAGATTTAGGATGATTGCAGAAAATAGTTATCAAGTATGTGTTGACAATGGTAATAATTATGTGTCTTATGGTTTTATCAAAGACGCAAACGATGACTTTATAAAATTAGGTGCTTGTGATATTGGGTTAATTGGCGGATTGGTTGATACCGGATTAGCGACAAATCTAACAGGTACATGGAATACAGCTAGTCCGCCCGATTATTATACAACAATAGCAGAATCCACATTTACAGTTAATGTAACAGGTACAAAACTTGTATTTAGACATAGAGCAGATTCAAGAGGTGGCATATTTGAATTTGTAATAGATGGAGATACTGCCAATCCAATTACTATATCAACGTGGAATCTAACTGATACAGGCGGTGTTAGATTAGAATCGGAAATTGTAAGAGGTTTAAATAATGTAGAGCATACTATTGTAGCAACATATAAAGGGGCTGACCCTAACCATGCCCCAACAGGTGGAACAGCGAGGGGTTGGATAAATGGCACAGATGCACTAGTTGCAGGTACTATACAAGGATATGATGAAGATGGCATTGTAAAAACAGCAACCTTGTTAAATGAAGCATCTAATAAAGAGATAGCGGTTGATATTAGTTATAATGGAGTACATCGTTTCAATCCTGAGCATGAAATGATAGGAACAACATTTGCCAATGATATTCCTGTATTTACGGTTGATGGAGTAAAAATAAATGAAGCAGATTTACCGTTAAATGAATGGGTTGAAGGGGCGAGTTTTCAGCTATTTCAAGATAATTATATCGAATATACTGAATTCCCTGGAGTCAAACTTGCAACATGGTTTATAACACACAGTATAGGATTAGATGGAGTTGTTGAATATAGTGGATATTTAAGAGCTGAGGCGGATACTGTATGTAATACAATATATCCACTGATGTTACCTGTTGAATATTCCACATTAAATAGAGCGATTACTTCATTAGGAGATTCAAGAACTTCTCAAAATGATGGTACAGACTATTATTTTACAGAAAATGACAATATGAAAAGCGGTTGCTTTATTTCATCTGTAAATAACTCCTATATTGCGGCTGGTACAATAACCGAACCACTCAGCACAATGCGAATTGGCGAAACAGTTGGAAAAGCAGAATTTCCTATTAGATTTTGGCAAAGATTAAATTATCCAAAACTTTATTTTAGTGCAGCCGAATTATGGGATGTTAACACGTTAGATACCTATAGATGGGGTGGGAAAATTGCAGTTGCAAACATCAATAAGATAATGGCATATGTAAAAGGATAATTCACATGAGGACAATTATGCGTAACTAAAAACAGATAGGAGCTTACAAAAGTAGGCTCCTTTTTCATTACAAAAACTAGACTTGATGGAGGTGCCGAATGCAAGATTGGATACTCAAATACTGGATTGAGGTACTATTTGGACTTATATGTGCGGGCTTGGTTGCGTTATATAGAAAGCTTCAAATGAAGTCAAGAGAGCAAGATGCTATTAAGCTAGGCATACAAGCGCTGCTTAGAGACCGAATAATCCAGTCGTATAATCACTATCATGAAAAAGAGTTCTGCCCCATATATGCGCTTGATAACGTTACGGCACTATATACTCAATATCATGCGCTTGGCGGCAATGGAACTGTTACGGAGCTGGTTGAAAGACTTAAGGATCTTCCAACGGAGAAAAAAGATATCAAAAATATAATTTAGGAGAGATGAAAATGGATATGGAAATATTACTACAATTCGTGAAACCTGAGCTACTGATATTAGTAGCATTCTTATGGTGCTTAGGATTGTTCCTAAAAAAGGCACCTTGGTTCAAATCAGAGTGGATGATACCTTTTATTTTACTGCTTATAGGCATAATTTTTGCGGTGATATACTCAGCTATTGTTTTAGGTGAAGGCTTTACTATAGCTGGACTTATTATAGGTATCATTCAAGGGGTAATCATAGCGGCGTTAACTGTATTTTTTAATGAGTCAGTAAAACAGGTATTAGTCAAACGCCAAGATGATAATCCTAAAAGAGAATAAATTTAAACTGGGGTAGGCAGCTGCCTGCTCCTTTCTTTTTGGAGGTGCAAACATGAGTAAAGTATTAATTGACATTGGTCATGGCGGCAGTGATCCGGGAGCCCAGGCAAACGGACTTGTTGAAAAAGTTATCAACTTGAAGGTAGGCCTTCTGCTAAAGGATTATTTATTAGGCTTTGAATGTGATGTGAAGCTGACAAGAGAAACAGACATAACCCTTACAGCAGATCAAAGGGTTGCAATCGCAAAAGCTTATAATCCTGATTTATGTATATCCGTACATCATAATGCTGCAGAAGATATAAAAGCAAGAGGCAGCGAGGTCATTCATGCGCATTATGATGATTATGATGATAAACTGGCACTTGATATAATGCAAAGGTTAGCTGTAGCAGGTATGCCAAAACGAAGGGCATTTACAAAACTTAATAGTATCGGTTCTGATTGGTATTACATGATCCGCAGAATATGGGATAATGACACCGATGCCATTATAACAGAGGGTGGTTTTGTAACCAATGCAGCTGATGCAGCTCTGCTTAAAACAGATGCCTTTTTAACCGTAGAAGCTCAGGCAATAGCTTATAGTATTGTTGATTACTTAAAACTGCGGCTAAAGAAGCTGACAGAGGAACAACAGCTATATATAGCAATAGCCAAGTTGAAAGATAGGGGCATAATGAATTCACCTGCTCACTGGTTAGAAAATGCAAAAGCTGGCAAGTTGATAAGAGGCGAATTTGCTTCACAATTAATTATAAAATTTGCAAAGGAATTAGAATAGTAAAAAAGCGTAGCGTTGTCTACGCTTTTTTATTTTTTGAAAAAACAACCTCTCAAAATGCTCTACAACGAAGTAAAATCAATGGGGTAATAGGTTTATACCTCTGGGTTTTACGCGTTATTAGATTTATGTTCCAAAGCAAACATATGTTTGGTATAATATACTAAAAAATATGCGGAGGGATACTATGAGACCTGTGGAATGTATAGTTGATTGTGATGGCAAAGGCGGGCTAAAGCCAATGCGAATAAGATTCGAGGATAAAGAAGGAAAACACGTTATAAACGTGGATAAGATTGTTGAGCAAGAGGTTAAAAAGGTCTTTGCATCAATGAACAATCCTGCTGGAAGAGCATTCCATTATAAATGTGAGAGCACTATTGATGGTTTACGAGTACCCTTTAAGTTGATGTTCGATAATAATAATTGCAAATGGTATTTAATGTAGAAGGGTTGGACAAGTATTGTTATTGTAGATTAAGACCATTCGGAAAGCTGCAAGAGCTGCTGAGAGAATGGTCTATTCCCGCGAAAATTTTGTTTCATAAGAAAAACTCAATATACTATTTGTTGTACTTTTGTACCTATTGGAGTTCCGGCATAGAGCTTTGCTCCTCTGGTATCAACGCATATTTGCATAAGCTCACTCCCAAGGTTTGATTCAGTATACACTTTTCATTATATGATAAGAGGCTGTAAAGGTTGCATATTTCAATTACACCAATTCAAATAAC